AGACCGCGCTACATTACGTCAGCAGGATGTTTTAACTCAAGGTGCAATAACACCTGACCGAGCAGAGAACTTAGAACAACGATTAGGCGCTGCGGAATCCGCAGAAGAAATCTTGTCTATCCTCCGTTCACAAGAATAACTCATTCATAGTATCTAGTCACTTGGAGGTGACAACATGGCCTACGTATCCACCGATTCCGCTTCTTTAGGCGGCACAGTTGGTTCAGCAGGTTTAGTTCAGAAGGCGTATGACCGTCTTTTGGAGTTTGCTCTCCGTTCAGAACCCCTTATTCGTTCTGTCGCAGACAAGCGCCCAACTAACCAATCAATCCCAGGTTCAACAGTCGTTCTACAACGCTACGTTGACCTATCAGCAGCAACAACTGCTCTAACCGAAACAACAGACCCAGATGCAGTAGCAATGTCTACACCAACATCAGTTACAATTACTCTTAACGAGTACGGTAACTCTGTTCTTGTAACACGTGCTTTGGAACTATTCAGCCTTGCTGATGTAGACCCAGCAATTGCTAACATCATCGCATTCAACCTTGCCGATTCAATCGACTCAGTTGCAATGACAACACTTCGTGGCGGAACTAACGTAATTTACGCAGGTTCAACTGCAACATCAACAGCAACAATTACTGCTGCTGCAACACTTTCTTCAGCAAACATCCGCAAGGCTGTTGCTAAGTTGCGTGCTGGTAAGACAACTGCTCGCAAGGGCTCACTCTACTGGTGTGGTATCCACCCAGAAGTTTCACATGACCTCCGCGCTGAGACAGGTTCAGCAGGATGGCTTCTCCCAAATCAGTACGGTTCAGTTCAGGACCGCATCTGGGCAGGAGAAATCGGTACATACGAAGGTGCTTACTTTGTTGAGTCACCACGTCTATACAATGCTACAGACGGTGCATCATCTGCACGTAACTACCGTACAATCCTCGCTGGACAGCAAGCGCTTGCAGAAGCAGTTGCTGAAGAGCCACACGTAGTCATCGGACCAGTCGTGGACAAGTTGATGCGTCACCGCCCAATGGGTTGGTACGGCGTACTTGGCTTTGCACGTTACCGTGAAGAAGCACTATACCGAATCGAATCAGGTTCATCAATCGCATAGTTGGTTGACGATAGGGCAGGGGAGCAATCTCCTGTCCTATAGTAAATTCACTATAAGGAGAATAATGCCAGATTATACATTTACAACACCATATGCACTTGAGGGTCCATCAGGTGGACACCGATTGTTCATGTTTGCTAAACTACGTAAAGGCATTACTATTGTAAAATCTGGCGCTACCTACTCACAGATTCGATATGCAGTAGATGAAGATTTGTTAGAATATGATGCAGTATATCGTGGTGGATATAATCACACAGTAAGTGAAGCAATCAAAGCCGAACTTATTGCTGGTGGAGTAGGTATTACAGAGGACAACTTCGTAGTACAATAAGGGACAATATGTTACATAGAGAGCAAGTCCATCCTAAATATGTTGAAGGATGTTTTGGTTGTAAGGTCGGAACACTTGAACTAAATTCAGGTGATGCAACAAGAGATATTCCAGATAAGAAATGGACCTCTGAATTGCAGGCATATCGAGATGCAAGAGCACAAGGTATCCAACCTTCTGGAACGAGAATGAAAGATATAGAAGCAGCACACAAGGCATCAGAGACAATGGGCAGAGCCTATAACTCTGAAACAATGCCTAAAGCACAAACAATCAATAGCAAATCCGCCGAAACAATGAAAGAACTAGGAGTCTAAAATGCCAAAAGTAGGAAAAATGACATTCCCATACACAGCAGCAGGTAAGATGGCTGCAAAGAAAACAGCAAAAAAAACTGGCAAGAAGATGGTCATGAAGAAGATGGCTATGAAAAAAATGGGTAAGAAGAAGTAATGAAAAAGAAAGATACAATTACTAAGACGCTTACTGGTGATGCCGCTGCAAAAGAATGGCGAAAGCAAACTTCTCCCTCTGGCATGGCACAGGCAGAAAAGGCTGCAATTGCTGCACTCAATAAAAAGTATCCAGGCATGTATATTCCTAAAACACGTGCTCAGGGTGGACTCGATAAAATTCAAGCACAAGTAAAAAAAATCACTGCTAAATCAAAGAAAGGCTAATCAAATGGCACAGAAGAAAATCAAAGTATCTCAGAGCACAATTGATGATATCAAAAGACTTGGTATGACAAAGGCTCTTGCCCTCGCTGGCAAGAACTCTAAGGCAGAACAAGCAGGCATGGTTGCAGAATTTGCAGAAGGTGTTCGCCGTATGTACGGAGACCGTCGCTACCAAGCATCAGTCAACAAGACTTATCCAACCAAGTCAGGAATGTCTTACGGAGGTAAGTAATGACAGCCGCTTGGACACGCAAAGAAGGCAAGAACCCTAAAGGCGGGCTAAATGCCAAGGGTAGAGCATCGTACAAGGGTGGAACCCTCAAAGCGCCCGTAAAGGCTGGAGATAACCCTCGTAGGGCTTCTTTCCTAGCACGTATGGGCGGTATGCCAGGACCTGAACGCAAGCCAAACGGTGAGCCAACAAGACTGCTCCTATCGCTTAATGCATGGGGTGCAAGTTCTAAGGCTGATGCTAAGAAGAAGGCAGCAGCAATATCTGCTAGAAACAAGGGGAAAAAATGAAATACACTAACAAAATCATAACACCCAAGCAAACCAAAATTGCCAGTGTCGCTGCACCTACTAATAAAATTACTGTTGCAGATTTCAAGGCTTTGAAGAAGAAAAAAACAAAGAAGAAGTAGATAACAAAGGTGGGGACAATGGAACAAGAGACAGTATCAATTGCTTGGTGTGACAATGGAATGGTCGATGGCAAGTTCATGCAGGGCGTTACAGATGTAATGCTCCATTCTGGAGTCAAGTTTGAAACAACATTGCGCAGTCAGGGAAACCAGATTGGTCGCCAACGTGAGCGAGTTGTAAACTACTGGTATGAGAATAAGAAGTCTGACTGGATTCTATGGGTCGATTCAGATGTTGTTCTAAGTCCAGAGAATTTTTTGAAGTTGTGGAATAAGAAAGACGCAGTTGCTAAGCCTTTGCTTACGGGTGTCTATTTTACAACAGATACACCAGAAGAGCCTTTGATGATTCCAATGCCAACAGTATTCGAATTTGTCAATGAAGAGAACTCTGTAGGGATAAAGCGGATTCATCCACTACCTAAGAACTCATTCCTCAAGGTGGGCGCAGCAGGTATGGGGTTCGTCCTTATGCATCGTAGCGTAGTTGATAAGATAAAGGAAGTCTTGCCAGATGCCCCACTCTTTACAGAGATTGGTGTCGACAAGTCATTTATGGGAGAAGACATTTACTTCTTTGCCCTATGTGATAAGGCTGATGTTCCAGTATGGTGTGACACAAGTGCAGTCGTTCCTCACATGAAACGATTCTCATTTGATGAGCACTACTATAACGCATTCTTTGGTGGACAAGAAGAAAAACCTAAATCGAACATAGTCCTTCCAAAGCATTACCAAAAAGACTTTAAAAAGAAGTAAACAAACCAACTAAGAAAAGGAAATAAAATGGCTGAATTAACACCGTACCAAATGAGAGAAGCAGAAGTAGCAGCATACAAGGCTAACATTGATACATACACAGCAATCATCGAATCTATCGATGGCACATGGGATGCTGACCTAGTTCAGTTCCAAGGCATGGACCCACACACAGCAGCAGGACAGTGCTCACTAGACCGCATTGAACGTCTTGCTGAATTGCAACTTCATGACCGCATGCAATATCTCGTTCGCACAGAGACAATTGAATGGTTCAAGTCAAAATCAATTCTTGCAACAATGACCAAATAATTACAAAACTTTAGTAGAATAGCGGTGGGAAATGCCAGTAGGCAATTACAGTAGCACTATGTGCGCAGAACTAAATCGTCTTGCTAATGCGGGTGAATATCCAGCACGTAGCGCATTCCTCGATGAACAAGGAGCAGCCAATAAGTGGGCTGGAACTACAGGTAAATCATTAGTAGCAGCACTCAATATCAAGAATGGTGTTACTA